AACATACCGCCTACGCGCAGAGTCAACAGCTAACGGATCAGTAACAGTTGGTTACTACGGATTCGGTGCTATCGCAACTAAGGTTGCAGCTGGCGCATTTAAGAACAACAAGGCGTAATAAACTCACTAAGTCGCTCTGAGGGGTAGTAGCCCTCTACCCCTCAGAGTCTTTAGAAAGGACATCATGGCACTTACAACAGTTGCAGAGTTACGCTCAACACTAGGCGTAGGCACATTGTATCCAGATGCAACCCTTCAAGAAGTGTGCGATGCGGCAGATGCAGTCCTACTTCCAATGTTGTGGAGTCCTACTTACTTTTCAGTAGCGCATGAAAACATCGTCGGGCAGGGCACTCTTTACTTTAACGATCCTATTAAAGAGATTTTTTATGTAGGTCAAACAGTAACAATTTCTAATTCTGGATCTTCTTACAATGGCAGTAAAGTTATTACAGCCGTTGGAGATTATTCAATCAACATAACTACAAATCACACTACAGCGCAGCCTAAGCACGCTATTGCGCCTTATGGCTCAGTCGCTTCAAGAACTTACACAGACTGGACAACAGACACAGCAGTTCAGAATGCAGCTCTTATGATATCTGTTGAAATCTGGCAAGCGCGTACAGCCACCCTTTCAGGCAGTAACGCTGTCGATTTCCAGCCAAGCCCTTACCGAATGAGCGCGCAGCTTCTCGCTAAGGTGCGAGGATTAATCGCACATGCACTTGATCCGCGTTCGATGGTGGGCTGATGCCTGTTGCCGTCACTACTCTTAGAACCACATTAGCAACCGCCCTAGTCGATAACGCTAAGTGGCAAACTTTTGCTTTTCCACCGGCAACAGTCCTTGCTAACTCAGTAATTGTGTCTCCAGATGATCCATATTTGACACCTACAAACAATCAACACATTGGCATAAGTCCAATGGCTAACTTTAAAATTATTATGACTGTGCCTTTATTTGATAATGAAGGCAACCTTAACGGGATTGAAGATACTGTCTGTGGCGTGTTCGCTAAGCTCGCAGCATCATCTCTCGTCTATAATGTAAGCGCAATCAGCGCACCAAGTATTCTCAATGCTGCTTCGGGAGACCTTCTCAGCTGCGAGATGTCCGTATCAATCCTTACGAGTTGGAGTTAAAATGTCCGAGTGGGAAAAAGAAAACGAAGCCTTCCTGATCAAGATCGGGCAGGTAGCACCAGCAGTATCAAAGCCAGCAACTACTAAGAAGGACGAGGAATAATCTCATGGCTGTATTTCTAAATAACAATGTAGGTGTGAAGATTAACTCAGTCGATCTTTCAGACCACGTAACAGCAGTAACAATCAACCGCGTATTTGATGAGCTAGAAGTCACAGCGATGGGCGACACAGCACACAAGTTCGTTAAAGGCTTGGAAGCATCAACTGTAACTATTGACTTCTTAAATGACACAGCAGCGACAAATGTATTGGCAACACTACAAGCTGCGTGGGGAACAACAGTCACATGTGTATTCCTACAGACAAAGGGAACAGCAGTCTCAGCAACTAACCCTCTGTACACAGTTTCATTGCTAGTTAATAACACAACAGACATCAATGGTGCTGTTGGCGATATTGGCACACAGTCGATTACATTTACTGCTAACTCAACAGTTGCAGTAGCCACAACAGGCACATTCTAAACAACTAAACAAAGGGGCAAACCATGGCAAGACTAAAGATAGTTCGTACAGATGGAAGCGTACTAGAAGGCGAGATTACTCCAGCAGTGGAGTATTCATTCGAGCAGTACGCTAAAAAGGGCTTCCATAAGGCGTTTCGCGATGAAGAAAAGCAAAGCGATGTCTATTGGTTAGCATGGGAAGTTACTCGCAGGTCAGGTGAAACTGTTAAGCCTTTCGGGATTGACTTCATCGAAACATTGAAAAGTGTTTCTGTGGAGGATTCAGACCCTTTAGCTTAAAGCGCGATCTTCCGTTCACCTACCTAATTGCTAGGCTAAGCATTAGGTTAGGGATCGCGCCACAGCAATTATTAGAGCTAGATCGAGTAATGCTAGATGCATTATTCCAAGGTCTTACAGACGAAGCAAAGGAGTCAGCAGATGCCCACAGAAGTAAAAGGCGCCGTTGAACTTCGTAAAGCCCTAAGAAACTTCACTCCAGATCTTGCTAAAGGTTTGACTAAAGAAATGTCTCAGGCATTGAAACCAATAGTTAAAGTTGCTAGAGGATACATGCCTAATGACAATCAAATTTTGTCAAACTGGGGAATTACAGGGAAGCAAATTACAGCCGCTTCGTCTGCTTTCAATACTTCCAGTTTTCCTAAGTATGTGCCTTCTATTGTTAAGGCTAATATAGGTTTTAAAACTAGCCCGTCTAAAAAGAACTCTCGGGGTTTTCGTTCGCTGGCTCAAGTATTTAACAAGACTCGAGCTGGTGCAATTTACGAAATTGCAGGTAGAAAGAATCCTGACAGCGTGTTTGTGCAAAACCTAGATAACAAATTTCCATCAAAAATTAAGGGAACTGGTAATCGTCAAGGTCGTGGTTTGTATCGCGCTTATGAAGAAGATAACGGCAAGGCTTTGCTTGCTGTTCTTAAAGCAATCGAAAATGCAAAAACAAAGCTTAATAAACGATCAACTGTGAGAGGCTAATCATGGCACAAGTTAAAATTGATATTGCCTCAGAGTTCACAGGTAAGAAAGCGTTTAAAGAAGCAGAAACTTCGACAGACAAATTAACTAAGGGTGTCAAGCGCTTAGGCGGAGCGCTTGCCTTAACTTTTAGCGCTAGAGGTATCGGTCAAGCAGTCAAGGCTTTCGCAGAAGATGACAAAGCTGCCAAGGCTTTAGGTCAAACTCTTAACAATCTTGGTCTTGCTTTTGGCAGCAACTCAGCGACAGTCAATGGATATATTTCGCGCCTAGAAAAACAAACAGGTGTGCTTGATGACGAGCTCCGCCCTGCCATGGATCGCTTTCTTCGTTCTACATTATCAGTTAGTAAGTCTCAGGAATTGCTTAACCTTGCTCTTGACATTTCAGCAGGTACAGGCAAGAGCCTCACACAGGTTTCACAAAGTTTACAGAAGGCTTACCTTGGGCAGACACAGGCATTAGGTCGCTTAGGCGTAGGACTTTCAAAGGCAGAACTTACAAGTGCAAGCTTTGAGGAAATCCAACAAAGACTAGCTGTTTTGTTTGCTGGTCAGGCTTCAACCGCAGCAAGCACTTATGCAGGTGAAATGGCTAAGCTGCAAGTTGCAGTTAACAACGCCAAAGAAACAATCGGTCAGGGTTTTGTAGATGCCCTAAAGACTGCTTCTGGATCAAGCACAGTTGATCCGATTATTAGTGCAATAGATAAGATTGCTCGCGCTTTCAACTATGTTACAGCTGAAGCCGCCAAGTTTATTGCTATTACCAAAACTCTAGGTAGTTTTGATTTATTCTTTAAAGATCCTACTGCTTTTCAGGGTCTAGGTAATATCTCAATGTCAGTATCTTCACAGGATACTCAAAAGGCAGAGTTAGCTACCAGAAAAGCAGCAGAGCGCGCAGCAGCGGCCCAAGCTGCTAAGTTGGCTGCTTTACAAAAGGCTACTCTTAAAACACAGAAGGATGCACTCAAACTTGCTAAAGCTAGAGCAGTCTTTGATCTACAAAAGATCCAGATTGAAGCAGCACTTAAGGGTAAGATCTCAGAGGAAGATGCGATCCGCCTAAAGCTAATGAAGGCGATCGAGGAAGAAAATCTTACTAACATTGAAAAGTACCAAAAGGCTTTAACTGCGGCTCAAGAAAAGTCTAAAGAGTTATCGGATCTCCTAACTTCTATTAAGAATTTAGAAATGAAAGATCCATTCGGTGAATGGAAGGTTGATCCGCTTACTGCATCAATCAATGCTTTAACTGCTTCGATGTTTGCTGTCCAGACACAAATTCAGGCAAATGGTAAAGAGTGGTCATCATTTGCTAACTCTGTGGCAACCACAGTCATCCGCCCTAACCTGACAGAATGGTCATCTTCTTACAGCACAGCCTCAGCCAATGCCGCAGCTGCGACAGCAGCCGCTAACGCTGCATTAACAGCGACAACTACGGCAGCCGCTAAGGCAGCAGCAGAAGCAGCAGCAGCCAGCGCAGCAGCTATCGCGGCAAGTGGTAAAGCTTCCGCTGATGCGATAGCAACGGCACAAGCAGAAGCCGCTACTACCTTGGGCAAACTAAATGCAGAAACTGCTGCAAGCACAGCAGCGGCAGCAAAAGCAGCCCAAGATGCTATCGATGCTGCTAACAAAACAGCAGCCGAAACAGTCGCAGGAATTCTTGCTAGAGCTTCCGCAGAAGCAGCGGCTAAAGCAGCAACAGCAGCGGCAGCCAATGTTTCTACTTTAGAAGCATTCAAAGCAGCAGAAGCCGCAGCCGCCCAAACAACAGCAACAGGCGGCTCAACTAAGATTGAAGTAACTGTTACAGGCGATCCTTTTACTGATCCTAATGCCGTGGCAGAAAAGGTAGTAGAGATTATTAGAGGTGCCAGCAACCGCGGTACTGTGGACGTTCTAGGGTTCGAGTAATGACTTGGCTACCCGAATGGCGTGTAACTGTAGGCGATGATGTCTATACGACTGTCACGGCTGTATCTTTCTCGGCTGGTCGCTTAGACATTGATAAGCAATGCACAGCAGGTTACTGCCAAGTAGACATTATTAACACAGATGGATCGCCATTCACCATCGATGTTACAGACAAAATTACTTTAGAGCTTAAAGATAGTTCTGGGACTTATGTCACTATGTATGGTGGTGAGGTTTCGGACTTTTCTGTAGGAGTACGCAGTCCAGAGGAAACAAACTTTATTACTTATGGCAGAATCTTAGGTGTAGGCTACCTAGCCAAGCTCACAAAATCTATCTATAACACAGCCCTTGCAGAAGGATTAGATGGCGCACAGATTGCAGCCATCGTAAATCAAGTCCTTAATCTAACATGGGATGAAGTGACTCCGACCTTGACATGGGCTACTTATCCAGCAACTACTACATGGGAAGATGCTGAGTCTTACATTGGAAACATTGACTCAGGGTTTTACACCATGATTAACCTAGCTGCATCGGCTACAGCTAAGTCAAACACCCTGACAGATCAGATTGCTAACAGCGCGCTTGGTCAAATGCATGAAGAAAAGAATGGCTTGGTTTCCTATGATGATGCAGATCATCGCAGCAATTATCTAGCTGCTAACGGCTACACGGCTCTCAATGGATCTTATGCAAGTCCTAACACTATCCGCTCAACAACTCAAACAAACCGAATCCGTAACAGCCTGATCTATAAATACGGCACAGGATACGCTTCGACCTACAGCACATCAGAGCCGACCTCTATAAGCACTTATGGGCTTTATGAGCGTTCATTTGAGTCAAACATAAAGAACCTTGTAGACATAACCGATATTGGCACTAGAGAGCTTAATCTGCGGAAGACGGCCAAAGGCTCTTTAGAGGCAATCACTTTCCGTCTAGATAACCCAGACCTGCCTTCTGCTGTTTTAGACAACCTTATAAACATCTTTTTTGGTCAGCCTGTCATTATTAACAATTTACCTTCTAACCTTTTAGGCGGTACTTTTGAAGGTTTTGTAGAGAATATAGCTCTCAGAGCAACCCCTACTTTTGTGGATATTACGCTTTATGTAACAGCCACAGAATTTTCGCTATCTACCACACAATGGGAGACAGTCATACCATCTTCAACCATCTGGACGGGTGTAACTGCTACACTTGACTGGAACAACGCGACAGGAGCAATAGCATAAATGGCAACAAGTCCGAATTTTAGCTGGCCAGAGCCAGACAATACAGATCTAGTTAAAAATGGAGCATTAGCAATCCGCACAGCGGTCAATGCTATTGACTCATCATTGGTCGATCTCAAGGGTGGCACTACTGGTCAAGTCCTCGCTAAGGCAACTAACACAGACATGGACTTCACATGGGTTGCACAAGATGACTCAAATGCTATCCAAAACGCGATCGTTGATGCTAAAGGCGATCTTATTTCAGCAACCGCTGCCGACACTCCAGCGCGTTTGGCAGTAGGCACAGATGGTCAAGTCCTTACGGCTGATTCAACTACTGCAACTGGATTGAAATGGGCTGCATCGTCCAGCGGTTTATCAGCTGCAACTCAAGCGGAAATGGAAGCAGCCTCAAGTAATACAGTTTCGGCAACTCCGGCAAACGCACAATATCACCCAAGTGCCGCAAAATTTTGGGTTAAGTTCAACGGCACAGGCACTCCAGCTATTAACGCCTCTTACAATTTCACATCAATTACAGATAATGGCACAGGTTATTACACGCTTAACATTGGTACAGATTTTTCTAGCGGTAATTATTGCATCGTTGCTTCATCTGAAAAGTTGAGTGGTTCATCACAGGCATCAACAATTATGATCTGTTCAATGGTTCCAACATACAATGCTGGAGATTTTGGAATGATTACAAGTAACCTTCAAGGCACATTATCAGATTCAGCGGCAAACTTTGTAACAGGATATGGTGATCAATAATGAGAAAAATAATTACATACACACAAACTCAAGGTGAGTTTATTGGACAAACTGCTACCTGTGTCCCAGCTGCTCAATCCGATGTTGCTAAGACGTTGCCTGAGGTCGAGGGCATGACCGAAGCTGAATACATGGATTGGATTATTGCTAGGGATGTTATGAAATACAATCCTGAAAATGTTCAAATAATCACAGTTGAGGATTAATCAAATTAAAAATGAAAGTAAAACTTTCTAAAGCTGCAATCCAACTGAGAGAGCAGATCGATGACTCATTCCCAGATCGTGACCGGCTATCGGATGGCTGGATTGGTGATACCAGACACGCTGCTCGCAAGTCTGATCATAATCCAGATGAGCAAGGCTGGGTTCGTGCCATTGATGTCGATCGTGACCTGTTCAAAGGTAGCAAGCCCGACATCATGGGCG